TCATACTTATTTGACAATTTTCAACTAGAACATTAGGACTTGTACTTACTGTAAATGCTTGTGATTGATCGATATGATTATTTCCAAAGAAACAATTATTTTTAAAACTACCCCCATCAACTGTTATAAAAGTGTATCCTCCACCAGTGGCATAAGCTGTTCCTGCTCTCGGACAAGTATAAATACAGTCACTAACATCAACTCCAATACTTGTTGTGCCACCAATAGAAAACCTTTCACCTTTTGCCATTACTGCCATACAAAAAGTTACGTCTGCTCCTGACACTAAATCTTGAACATTACCAAAATAATATTGATTGTTTCTTGCATTTGTTTCTATTGATTGTGTAACAACACAATGATGATAACTTGTTCTGCTTCCTGCGATATTACTACCTATATTTATTACAGTACCAACATATTCGCAATCGAATTTACCTGCCTGTGAATCATTAGTAAAAGCATTTCCCCAATTACAAACAGACATATCAATTTCACCACCGGCACTACACTCTATCTGATACCATTCTGTCTCATTATTGTTAGTTGCACACCCGAAAGCTTCTCCATCTGGATAAGGAGTTCCTGACCCTTCGTCTGTTAATGAAGAAGTATTTACAATTACATTTGGTACTCTTATATTACAGCCGGACGGAGGAACAAATCCACCAAAACCACTACCAGTATTACTACCTAAAGTTAAATCAGTACTTTGAAACTCATGTATAAATACCAACCCTCCAAGACCATTACCAAAACTAGATATATAATTAGTTCCTGCACATCGAGCATTACCGAACTCCATATAAACACCAGCTTCCTTAATATCTCCACTGGCGTTATTAACGTTTGCAGTCCAACTGATTTGCATATCAGGACCATAATTATCAACAACTTTCCTACACTGTATTGCATCATTATCAGATAGTGAACCTGTTAATAACCATACCACCAGATAACCAGTCCCAACAGATTTTACTTTACCCATTACTGTACGATCAGAGGTTAGATAAATCCAATCACCTATTTCAGGTGTATCACCAACTGCATTATCATAATCAATTCTACGACCTGTTTCAATTTGTAACATCGGTATAACATCAACACAAAAATCAGCCCCATCTTTTTCCCAATAAGCTGATCCTGTTGCAGTTGATAAATCAATAACTTGAGAATTAGTTCCATTAGTTGTACCAATATCAAACCAGTCACCTGTAATAGTTAATTTACCTTGACCATTTATTGTTATTGTCTCATCATTAGCACCGGAGATTAGGCCACCTTCACCAACAAAATTGATTAAATTATCAGAAGATATATTTGTACCATCTATAAGGTAACGACTGCACCAGAATTAATTGTTATATTTTCACCATCGTTTAGACCACTGGAAATGATAGCCTCAATTGTTGTATTTGATGTAACGGTTTTATTACCCATCTATCCACTCCCATTCAGGATTATAAAACATGAAACCATCATAGTTCCAATATTCTGTTTGACCGTTTGAGAGTAACACTTTCACATGATAACCTGATATCGATTTGAGTAATTTAATTGTTTCAACTTCGACTGTTTCGTTAAAATGGTTTTGTAATGTCAACTAGCGCCTCCGATCCGTAAAATATAATACCACTTAAAAATCTGTTTTGCAAGTAAAGCTATTTGAGTACCCATCTACCAGTAGCATTTTTGGTCAAACCGTTTTCTTCCGCCCAAGTATCATAATTCTTATAACTCATGACACTATTCTTCCCTGTAACAGGATCTCGCCCTCTTCTCTCGGTCGGCTCTTCACCTTCGATAATTTCAACAGATCGCCCACGCTCATTTATATCATATTTAGCAACACCTGAATTACCTATGATGTCGACAAGTAAACCGCCAGGATAATGAAACTGATCATTTTCATCTGCATAGTCACCGTCTATGCTTTGGCTCTGTTGCCTTGTTCGTGTGTCTAAAGTTTCAACAGCCATTCTTCTTACTGGCACTCCTTTCGACACTCCGATATTATGGGAGGCATAAGCACCGCTGTTCATATTTCTTGCCCCCTCAGTTCTTAAAATAGTTATAGCCTGAGAAGTGGTAGAGCCTAGAACATCTTTAACGGCTCCGGCTGTTTTCGTGTAGCTATGCCCTTGAATAAGTCCTTGGGTAATAGCACTCTGTATTTTAATTAAATCTGCTTTCCTGTTTTTTGTTAGAATACTTGAAAGCGTCCCATACTTAGGGATATAAGCCGCTGGTTTCCCGTATATCTTTTTTGAAATTTTATTCCATGCCTCGGGAGTTCCCAACACTGAGACTTCGACAACTTTAGGGTTCAGGACTGTAAAACTAAGTGCTTTTGGGTATGCAAAATCAAGGGCAAATTGTTGACTGTAGAAATTATTCGTTATAGCCATTTTGCTTGATTCAACTGTCATGTTTCCTGCAGCTATGGAGGCTTTTATAAACTCGGTTTGTACTTTTTTCTGTAATGCTTGCAATCGGTCAAACTTTAGAGCCTGAGTATAATACCACGCTGGATTCGACTTCATAGCAAGAGCAATTTCAGCAGGTGATAAATCTCCGGTTATTTTGTTATATAATACCTGCAAATCACCCCTGATAGAATCAAGGGATTTTTTATATTCCTTAGCAAGTAGGGTGTTAAACTTTTTAAGCCCTGCTTCTGTTTTATCAAACCCTGATTGCTGTAATTCTAAGAAGTTCATTTAATCCTCAATAGTAATCGGTGGTATATTATCAAGATCAATAGCCTCTTTTTCCCCTTCAAGCCTTTCAAGTTCTTTTTCTGCATCATCGACAATTTCAATAGGTAAGAACCTTAATAAGGTTTCTTTAGAAACTATGCCTAATAATTTTAGTGCAATTTCGGCAGTGGCTAAACGGTCAACAGGTAAGTTCCTGTTTGTTTTGATTACTAATTTATAATCAGTTATCCCTATTACATCATTTATAAGTTCAAATCGTTCGTGTAATCCTCTTTGAAAATATGTGTCAATTTTAGAGGCTAAGAACTCAAGCCCGATTAGTTTGTAACTCATAGCAACGCCCGAAGCTGCATTAAGAAAATCCTTATCTGAAAAGTCGGGAACTGATACGGACTGAAAGAATAAATCTTTTACCCACTTTGCAGCCCCTGTATAAAGATCATTTATCCCTGAAAGATTTTTCTGCATGTATTCAGGCCATTTGTCAAACTGTTGTAAATTGTCTATAACACCCACATCGATAAGTTTATCCTTAACTTCCTTTGTTATCTCACCCGGCATTAGTGCAATCAGGGCATTAAATCGGTCTATCTCATTTACTGTTTTATTTAATATTTTATCATTGGAATCAATAAGCCCTTTTTCAGATTCAAAAAGGCTTTCTTTGTCCTCATTAATTCCATATTCAATCATAGGTACTTTTGTATAAGGGTAAACTGTATCACCTTCCTTATTATGTATCCATCCATTACTATTTTTAATTTTCTCCCACCTCTCGGAATATAGAGGGTAATAAATATCAAGATAATTGTCCTCTCCAAATGTCTGAAATCTTAAAGCAGCCTCTTTTATAGGCTTTAAATCTTTCGACCAGATTATAAGAACTTGGGAAGCTGGAATCTTTTTATATTCAGGGGTCATTATCCCAGATAATTTTAGATCATCAGATACCCATAATAACTCATAGCTAAATCCTTGAGTCAACCCACTATGGTATAATTCAGAGGTTTCTATCGGCTCTTCGTTATGCTCTGCAATTTGTTTTTGCAAGTCTATGTATTTATCATCGTCAGGATTATCTTCTATAACTTTTATAGGCTCATAAAATAACTGCATATCTCCGGCTCTGCCTGAATAACCATGAACAGTATCAACTGCAATTTTTGCCATCGGGATTGTAATTCTGTTATCAGGTTTTTTTAGCGGCTCTGCCTCGAGTGTTACAGGATTACGACCTTTAACATAATCAGTATTATTCTTTATCTTAGTAGCTCTTACCATTAAATCTTGATAATGTTTCTCTATTTGTTCACTGTTCATACTTAACTCCTATAAACCTGTAATACTTTGAGAGCTTACAGTCATAATACCCTTTGTAAAATAGCATAATATCATAGCATCGGCAAGGTCAGGACTTCTCCGCCCTGTTCGTTTCTTGTATTCTTCTTTACTTTCAACTTTTCGTCTTTCGTCCTGGGTATACTTATAATGGCGACCGGATAATTCTTCAATTAAAATACGATCATCTGGTAGACCTATTTTTTTAAGTGACCCTGCAAGATTAAACCACATTTCGGATATTATATCAGGATACTTTTTTTTATTCACTGCACGCCTGCCAAAGTTGATAGGGATAACTGAGCAGCCAAGATCTTTCAATTTGTCTGTCACACCACCACCAACACCTGTATCATCAACAACAATTCTTCCACCCTCTGCAAAATCAGCTAAACGTCTGGCAACTTCTTGAGTGTCTTTTCTTGCCATAATCTTGATATCAATAACTTGCATGCCTCTACGTTTTACAAAAACTGTTCTATCAGTCCCAAATCGTGCAATGTCTGCACCTACGACAATTCCGCCATCTTGAGAGGCTTCTCTTTTTATGGCTTCTTTAACTTCGGCTCTTGTAATAATTGCTCTCTCGGTATCTTCAAAAGGAATACCTTCCCAGATACGATCATACTCTTCGGGAATCATAACCTTTTTAGCTTCTAACCTTTCCGCTTCAAGACTCTCTGGAAACCATGGATTATCAGAATAATTTATCTTAATAGTTTGCACATCTTTACGGTTCTCAGGTAATACTGTTCTGATTGGATCGTCCCACGAATAAGGGTTCATTGTATAAATAAACATTCTTAAAGGGAATTTATATTTCTTGTCCCCTAACTCTACTAAAAATGCCCCATCAATACGTAAAGTAGGGATAAGTATCTCAAGAGACTTTTTACTTATAGAATGAGCCTCTTCAATCCATGCCCAATGAAAACCCTCATAAGATTTTATAGAATCCACTGTATGTTGCAATAACCCAATAAATATAGCTCTTGAACCATTCTTACCTTTAATTAAATTTCTGCTTTCTATTATGTCAAAATGTTGACCTAAATTTTGTCTATATATTTCTTGTCTCATTATAGCAAAAGATGAATCTGCAAGACTCTTTTGAACTTCCCTAGCACAAATAACATTCAAGGGGTTATGAGCCATTATCCTTACCAATAGTGCAGCTACCGCCCTTGATTTACCCCCCCCACGTCCGCCTTCAATTGGATTATGTGTATGAGGTGTTAAAATTAAAGGTGAAATTTTATCAGGTATTTGCATTAGGTTTTACAATTTCAAAAGTAGAATCAGACTCATTATGATTTATATTAGCTTCTATTTGTTGCATTGGTTTCCCATCAACCCTATCATATAAATATTTTAATGCAGCTACATCCCCGCCCATAGCCATTGCCCATAGTTTCTTTGCAATAGCATTCTTGCGTGTTATCATTCCTGCTGGTGTTTCTACATCTGCAATATTACCTTGCTCTTTAAGTATATCTGTAAGACAGTATTCTTTTGGCGGTCTACCTTTACGATTTATATCTTGAGGACGCTTATCAAATCCGTTATCTGTTGCCCCTGCCATTACGTTGTTATCTCCGTAGTTATTCTACTAATATCAAACGCTTCACCGTTTAGCCTTACGATAGGCTCTCTATCGTTCTTATTACACCAATCTATGTATCTGTTTACTATTACATCGCAGTAATGTTCGTCAAGTTCCATACCATAACAGGTTCGGTTTGTTTTCTCACAAGCTATTAGTGTTGAGCCTGAGCCTAAGAATGTATCAATAACAATATCTTGACCTTTGGTATTATTCAACACTTGGTACTCTAACAAATCAACAGGTTTCATTGTAGGATGATCACTACTCCTTGACGGTCTATTAAATTCTAATATAGTTGTTTGCTTCCTGTCTGTAGACCATAGATGCCCTGCACCTAATTTCCATCCATATAAACAAGGCTCATGTTTCCAATGATAATCCTGCCTCCCCATCACCAATGAATTCTTATTCCATATTAAACACTGCCTTATTGGCCACTCGACTTCAAAGCAAGCCCATCTAAAATTATACCCTTCTGAATCAGCGTGCCATATATAAAACACTCCACCTTGCTTTAACACGTCATCAACTGCAGTAAACGCATTTACAAGAAACTCTCGGAACGTATCATTTGACATTTTATCATTTTGTATTGTAAGTTTGTCCTTTGTTTTCCCTTCGTAAGCTACATTATATGGTGGATCTGTTAAATACATATCACCTAACTGACCATCCATCAATTTCTTGACTATTTCAGCATCCGTACTATCTCCACATAATACTCTATGATTACCAAGCTCCCATAAATCACCGAGTTTAGTAATTGACTCAACATCATCTTCTACATCATCGTCGCCCACCGTTTCATCTTCTGGCAGTATTTCGGATATATTAAACTCATCATTTGTAAGCCTTACATTTAGCTCTGAAATATCTATCCCTGCATCAAGTACAAAGTCTGCAAAGCCCTGATCTGTAAACTCTCCATACTGAGAAGTAATGTGCAACAGTTTTTCTTTCGCTTCTTGTTTATCTTTAGCCTGAATATATACTATTGGAATATCCGGAATTTCATAACCTTCCGAAAATAGGCTGTGCAATGCTTTTGTTCTCTGATGGGCATCCAAGATATATTTATCTTCCCCTGATTTCCATACAAATGCTGGTACTGAATAACCGTATTTTATAATTGAGTTTTTCAGCTTTTCAAGGTTTTCATCTGACAATGTTTTCAAATCACCCTGAAAAGGTTTTAATGTTCTGTAGTCTACATAGTCTGTACCATCGCAAGTAATTTTCACTTTCATAATACTATTATACTCCTGTTTCTATAAATTATCAAGAACCTCATCAAGATCATCTTCCATAGCTTCCAAGATATCATCTGCTACCTCTTCAAACTCTTCATCTTCCTGAGTCATTGCTTTGTATTTATTAGCCATATTTACTCGCTCCTTTGGTTTATGTGATCTGCAGTATGTATAATAATCTAAATCTTTCATTTACTCACCTACGCTTTTTTTTATCACTTTCAGCCGATCTTTTATATTCCTGTAATTAATGCTAATATCTTGATATTCTTTTTTTATCCTTTTATTTTCTGCCAAGAGTATTTTTAGCTTTCCATCATATAAATCTGGCATAGTATTTTTTACAAAGTCTCTTCTGGCTGCTGATCTGGCATAACCTATAATCAACCCTGTATATAATCCTATAAAAATAAATAAATAGGAAAAAAACCAGAATATATCAATCCACGATATGTCAAATATTCTTGCTACCTCACTAAATATCATTTTTTACCTCTTTCCAAGGTAGCCCTGTAGCTTTTTCTATTATGCCAATATCATCTGAATAGATTTTTTCTACATTACCTCTTGTTATATACATATTTTCATAACTATCCATACATTCAATAAGTAATACTTTCATAGCTTCAATAGCTTCTTCATAGTTAGCTTCAAGCTCTCTGACTTCCGATCTTTTACATACTGGAGTGTCTTTTAAGGCTTCTGAATAAACTTCTATGTTGTAACTCTCTATATGTTTTATATTCATTCTTTATCCCTTTAATGAATCAATTCTTTCTTGATATGTTATATCCCAGCCGTTTTTATACGCTATGTTTTTTAATATTCTTAAGTAAGTGCGTTCATCTGCATAGGCTTTTAAAGTAAATTCAAATATTTTTTCTATATGTTTTTTATTCTTAGGATTGTATTTCATTCTTCATTCCTTTGCAATGTCCACAGATATCACCATCCAGTAATACTCCTGTATTCTCACATACTGGACAGTCTATTTCTCTACTCATTTGTTTCATCCAGTGGATATAACTCTTGATATTCTATAAATGATCTCATTAATCTTTGATGATCCTCTGTAGGGTTTGTAAATTTAGAAATCAAATGATATTCTGAGCCTATACCTCTCATCACTCCCATAATTATCTCTATATCACTAACATGGTTATCAAGATCATATTCAAACTCATTTATTACCAAG